GCCAGTAACTTTGGAGGCTTAAATGAGCTTTACTTTTGCAACATTAAAAACAGCGATACAAGATTATACTGATAATGCTGAAACTACTTTTGTTTCTCATTTAAGTGATTTTATAAAAGCAAGTGAAGAAAGAATATTTAAAACTGTAGATTTAGATTTTTTTAGAAAAAATGTTACTAGCACATTAAATGCATCAGATAAATATTTAACAGTTCCAAATGACCTTTTAGCTCCTTTTTCTTTACAAATAACTACAGCCGGTAGTGAATCTTTTCTTTTGCATAAAGATGTAAATTTTTTACAAGAAGCTTATAACGGCTCCGCATCTACTGGCGCTCCTAGATTTTATGCAAAATTTGATGTAGACCATTTTATATTAGCGCCAACACCAAATAGCGCTTATACAGTTGAGTTGCATTATTATTATAGGCCTGATAGCCTTACGGCTGGCTCAGACAGCGGAACAACGTGGTTAAGCACAAATGCACCATATGCTTTGTTGTATGGCTCTTTGGTAGAGGCTTATATTTTTATGAAGGGTGAAGCGGATATTTTACAAAACTATGAAAAAAGATTTATGGAACAAATGGGTATGTTAAAAGATTTAGCAGAAGCTAGAGAAAACACAGATGCATACTCTGACGGTCTTCCAAAAAGGGCTAGAGCATAAGAGGTTATCATGGCGTTAGTATTAAAAGATAGAGTAAAAGAAACAACGGCTACTACAGGCACTGGCACTTATACATTAGCAGGTGCAGAGACTGGATTTGAAGCTTTTTCCGTTGTAGGTAATGGAAATACAACTTATTATTGTTGCACGGATGGGACAGATTTTGAAATAGGTATTGGAACATACACTTTATCTGGAACTACATTAGCAAGAACTACAATACTTCAGTCTTCTAATAGTGATTCTGCTGTAGATTGGACTTCTAGTAATGCAAAAACAATATTTTGTACACAACCCGCAGATAAGGCTGCTTTCCTTGATGCTTCTAATCAACTTGTTATTAATGGAACTTCTGTCACCTCTACTGCCGCAGAATTAAATATATTAGATGGTAAAAGTTTTCTTGATGAAGATAATATGGCATCAGATAGTGCAACAGGCATACCATCACAGCAGTCTGTAAAGGCATACGTTGACACTCAATTAACTGCTGAAGATTTAGATGTTACTTCTGATAGTGGAACGATTGCTATTGATTTAGATAGTGAGACTTTAACGATAGCAGGTGGTGAAGGTATAGATACTTCAGCAACTTCTAACACAGTTACGATAGCAGGAGAGGATGCTACAACCGCTAATAAAGGTGTGGCTTCATTTAGTTCAGATAATTTTGCAGTATCGAGTGGTGCAGTAACAATTAAAGATGGTGGTGTTGCATTAGCAGAAATAGCTGACCAAGCTGCCAACACAGTATTAGTAAGAGATGCTAATAGCTCTGGTGCTGTTTCTGCAAAGGCAGTCGCAGACACACAAATATTAATAGGTGACGGAACTGGATTTACTGTTGCCGCATTATCGGGTGATGTAACCATGACAAATGGTGGTGCTGTTACAATAGCCAATGATGCAGTAGAACAAGCTATGATAGCCGATGATGCAGTAGGTGCAGACCAGTTGGCATCAAATGCAGTTGTAGATGCAAGTGTAGCGTCAGGAGCGGCAATATCAGTATCTAAAACTGCTTTAACAGCAGGAACTGGTATTACTTTGTCTACAAACACTTTAAATGTAGATGCGGCTCAAACTGGTATTACTTCTTTATTGGCCACCGATATAAAGATTGGTGAAGATGATGAAACAAAAATAGATTTTGAAACTGCTGATGAAATACATTTTTATGCCAATAATGTTCATCAAGTTAAGTTAGTTGATAATGCGTTTACACCACAAGCAGATAGTGATGTTGATTTAGGAGCATCAGGAACATATTGGAAAGATGCTTTTATAGATACTATTACAACAACTGGTGATGTTGATGTTGGAGGTAATATTGAGTTAGGTCATGCTTCTGATACAACAATAGCTAGAGCAAGTTCTGGAGTTGTAAGTATTGAAGGAAACACTATAATAACAACAGCAAACTCAGATGCTGCAACTACTACTACATCTAGTAGTGATGCCGATTTTGTATTAGTGGATGATGGAGGTGTTTTGAAAAAAATAACTCCTTCTAATTTAGGTATAACAGCAGGAGCAGCTTCAACAGATGATGCAACAGCATTGGCAATAGCGTTAGGATAAGATATGGCAAATACATTTAAATTAGTTACAAAGGCAGGTGTTACAAGTGCAGATGTTATTTACACAGTAGCAGGCTCTACAACAACTGTTCTTTTAGGTATCATGTTAGGCAACACAACATCAAGTCAAGTTACGGCAACTGTAACAATAGAGTCTGACACATCAAGTAGAGCAGGAGCTAACAATGAAGCTAACCAAAATGTTGAACTTGTAACAAACGCACCCATACCAGCAGGTTCTTCTTTGGAATTACTAGCAGGTAACAAAGTTGTTATGGAAACAACTGATGTTTTAAAATTAACTGCATCTGGTGCTACTGATATTGCTTTATCTATTATGGAGATTACATAATGCCTTTTCTTGGTTCTAGTCCTGTAAATCAATTTGAAAGTTTGTCTACAAGACAAGAGTTTAGTGGGGATGGTTCTACTACTACATTTACTTTAAGTGAAACTGTAAACTCTCCACAAGAAATTATTGTTAGTGTTGATGGTGTCGTTCAAGAACCCACTGGAGCATATACAGTTCCAGATGGAACAACATTAACATTTAGTGCGGCTCCAAGTTCTAACTCTGGTAATAACATTTTTGTTATGTTTATTGGGAGAGCTTTAGGTACTGTAACTCCTGCGGCAGAGAATAAAGGTAATTTTAAAAATGGTGGTATGTTTAGAACTAATGCACAAAGTTTAACATCCAATACAACAATACTTGCTACAGAGAATGCACAAGTTACAGGTCCACTAACTATATCAAGTGGTGTAACATTGACAGTTGAAAGTGGTGGAAGGTTGGTGACATCGTGAGTACAATCAAAGTAGATACAGTACAAAGCACAGGTGGTGGTGCAGTTACACTTACTAATCAAGCTGCTTCTAAAGCATTTGCTAGATATCATATTTCAAATAACACTGTAAACGCAACACTTAATGTATCTGGTGGTACAGATAATGGAACTGGCGATTATACTTTAAATTTTATAAATGCTTTTAGTGTTGCAAATGATATAACTACAGGACAAGGTGGAGTTACCGATGCAACAAATGGTAACGAACTAAGAACACCACAAACTAGAACATTAGCTACTACTTCAGTAAGAGTTAGTATACTTTATGCAAATGGTGGAATAGTAGACCAAGATGGAACTACAAATGTATATTTTGGAGCTTTAGCATGAGTACCATTAAGACAAATACCTTAACAGGCACATCTACAGCAGGTAGCATTCTTGTTACAGGAGAGGGTGGTTCTACCACAACGAACTTACAACAGGGATTATGTAAGGGTTGGGCATCTGTTCAGTTAGATGACACTGTTATGGACAATTTGAATTTGACTACTTTTACAGACAATGGAACTGGTGATATAACGCATAATTTTGTTAATCCTATGGGTAATATAAATTTTGTAAGCATTGGTGGTAATATTAGAAATAATGATGGTGGTGTAGCTTGGTGTGGAGGTTATGGAAGTGATAGCGAAACGGATATAAAAAATACCACTGGAGCAACAAGAATATATCATTTAAATGCAGCAAACTCAGCAGAAGATATGAGAAGAGCAATGGTTGCAGTGCATGGAGACTTAGCATAATGGCAAACGGAACAATAGCATTTGATACATTAACAACATCTGATTCAGTTAATACTGGTGCAGAGAAGTCTATTGATACGAGTTACATTTATAATGGTGTAGCTAAAAGTTGGACAAATATTAATGGTGGTAGTGGTACACCAGTGATTCGTGATTCTTTTAACCACACTACTTTAACAGACAATGGCACAGGTGATTATACTTTAGCTCTAAGTAATTCTATGGGTAATGTCGATTATTCTTTGCAAGTAACTGGCTCTGGTACTGCTACAGGAGCAGCATCTGTTTTCAATAGAAAATTAACAGTATACACAGCTTCTGCTGTACCAACTACAAGTCAATATGTAATAGCTAGTGGTTACAACTACTATACAGCTAGTAACTTTTTAGACAATCATTATAATTTTACAGAAGTTCAAGGAGATTTAGCATGACAATAAAAACACCTGAGTTTCAAGGCACACATTTATGGGAAAGATTGTGTTGGGCAAAAGAAAAATTAGAAGGTATACAATCAGAGTATCGTGTTGTATGGGAAGACCCTGAAGAACCTGATTCACCTGCTAAGATAACTATACCTGACCCTAATTGGATGGCTTGTGCATTGCAAGGTGGCATACTACCACCTGTAGAAGTATATTGGGCATTGCAAGAAGATGAAGCAAAGCCTGACTTCAAGAAACACACAAGAGGTTATTTGCTACACAATACTAAACCTATTGATGCAATGACAGAAGAACAAGCGATAGAATACTTAATTATGAAAGACATACCACAAAGAGTATGGAGAGAATATCAGAAAGCTAATAAACCAAGATTGGTAATATGTAAAAAGAATCAGCTTCCAAGCACAAGAGAGTGGCGAAACGCTTGGAAAATTGATGAAGAAACAGTAGCCACTCATAAGGCAGCATAAAGGAGAACACAATGCCAACAACATATATAATGGATAAAGATGGTAAAACAGTTGATGCTTCAACAGTAACTAAGCCATCTGATAGACATTTCAGAGGAGCTTGGACATTAAATGGAAAAGTTATTTCTGAAGACATGACTGAAGCTAAGAAAATCTTTCAAAATAAGATTAGAGAAGTCAGACAACCACTACTAGAAGCAGAAGATGTAGTGTACATGAAAGCATTAGAAGCAGATGATGCAAGTGCAAAAACTGCAAGTGTAACTAAGAAGAAAGCACTTAGAGATGCACCTGCAGCTAAAGCTATATCTGATGCAGACACAATCGCAAAGCTCAAGGCAGCTTGGGATACATCTGTATTAGGTGACAGTCCATACGCATAAGGAGTAAAGCATGGCTTTAACTAAAGTCCAAGCAGGTGGCATAAACTTAATGTATAACCTTTGGCAACTCACATCAGGACATGACACTAGCAGTGGTACAGCAGATTTAATTGATTCAACATTTACGTTGAAAACAGACGAAGGTGTTGCTAATTTTGGTGGAGACATGACTTATAGTAGTGGCACATGGACATTTCCATCTACTGGGATATATCTAGTGAAAGCAGTTTTAAATTTTGGGGGTGAATCTACTTCTCCCAAAACAGTTATAGGTCAGATAAGAGCAACAACTGATAATAGCACATATAATATAGTGGCTGCTAATGGTGATTCTGCTCCCGGACATAATACTGAAGGTAACTGTTTTGTTGAAGTTGCTTTAAATGTTACAGACACTTCAACGCACAAATTTCAAGTATGGTGTGACCCTGAATCAAGAGTTGTTATTAGAAATACAAGCGTAAGTAGTAAACCCACTTATGTTTCAATAATAAAGATAGGATAAACTATGGGATACATAGGTAAATCACCCACTAATGGAGTAAGAAACAGATTTGTATATCAGGCTACTGAAGGTCAAACATCTTTCAGTGGTAGTGATGCAAACTCTTTGACACTAGCCTACACAGACACTTTATATATGGATGTGTATCAGAATGGTGTGTTACTCAAAGCAGGAACAGATTATACTGCAACAACAGGAACAAGCGTTGTATTAGTACAAGGTGCAAGTTTAAATGACCACGTAGAAATGGTTGTTTACGATGTGTTCTCCGTAAACGAAACTTACACTAAAACTGAATCAGATAACAGATATCCATTCTTAGGTAACAACAGTATTATCAGAACAAACGGACAAACTATAAGTGCAGACATAACAATTAGTTCTAGCACTAACGGATTATCTGCAGGTCCTATTACACAATCAGCGACAGTCACTGTTAATGGATATTGGAGTATTGTATGACAAGCCAACTAAATGTAGATATCATTGCAAATAAAGCAGGTAGTGGAACTGTTGCTTTACATAAACAACACGCATTAAAAGCACACGTTTTAGCAACAGCCGCAGCTGTGTTAGATGGTGATAATGATTTTAATATATCTAGTGCTTCAGATGATGGGACAGGGTCTTATACAGTAAATCTTACATCAGCTATGTCAGGCTCTGACTACCCTGTAACAGGTACTCCCAAGTCAACAAACGATAGAAACCTTGTTTTTGATAGCCTTACAACTACATCAATTTTTCATGAAATATTTGGTTATAATGGGTCTCTAGCTGACCCTAGTGATGGATTTTCAACTTTTGTTGCAGGAGAATTAGCATAATGGCAAGTATATTAAAAGTAGATAGCATAGGAAAGACATCTGGCAAAATCCAAGATACAATGGCAGGGTTGTGTAAAGTAAGAGGTAATATTGATGGTGATTTAAGCACACCTGACTTGCACTCTGGAAGTGACAGCTTAAACGTAGGCAGTATAACAGACGTTGCTACAGGTAGATACACAGTAACGATGACAAATAACTTCGCAAATGCTTTTTATCAACAGGCAAATCATGCAGGATATAGAGATGATGCAAATGGAGCAGATTATGGTTTGACTTTAGGAACATATGCATATGGAAGTAAAACAACAAGCGAAAATCCTTTATCAAATGTATATTACAATGGAGACCTTTATGAAGCAGACCACGGCATGTTTACATTTTTTGGAGATTTAGCATAATGGCAAGTGAATTAAGAGTAAATACATTAAAAGATGCGAGTGGTAATAATAGTATTGGTTTAAGCTATGTTGCAGAAGGCACTAATAAATTATGGGTAAATTTAAATGGTACTACTGTAGATTCTACTGCTGATTTAACAGGAGTAAGAAATAGTTTTGCTACTGCTTCAGTAGTTGATAATGGTACAGGAGACCATACAATAAACTTTACAAATGCCATGAGTAATAATAC